CAATCAGCGTTGGCCATGCCGGTTGGCTGGCGCCAGAAGTGCCTGCTGTGGTGCATTTGAACACCAAGCCAAAATTCTGCACCGTCGTGGCGCGAACAATGGCACCAACGGCGTAGCTAGTAGCGCTGGCCCAGCTTGCGTATGCCATCAGGGTTCAAATACTTGCTCGAACGTAGCGCTGATATTGTTAAAATTGCAGCTAACTAGATTTGTATTCCATTGAACGCATATCCATTTGCCAGCGTACCCATTAGGATCTGTCCAATCAAAAGATTCAACAGCACCACGCGCGCGCAAAAACGACAAGATGTTGTTGCGTTCAGTGTCGGTTCGATTGGAGAATTGCAGCGACCATTTCTTGGGTTGTGTGTTTAGACCATAAGAAACACGTTGTTCATATCCATCTCCAAAGCGAACGCGTTTGATAATTGGCTGCTCTTCTAAGTCAGCCGTAAAACTTGGCGTATAGGTAAAGGTTGCCATCAGCGTCGGGTTCCGGCCAAGAGGCCACCAGGGCGTTGTTGCTTCACCAATTCTGCCTGCACCGCAGCCGAAACGACAACCCCCAATTGCTTGGCCTGTGCTTGATCACCTTGGACGTTAGAGTTGCCACTGGCGTCCACGTTGACCACCACGCTGGTGTTGCCACCGCCAGATGCAATCACGCCAAGCTTGCCATTGGCACCACGCTGTAGCGGCATGATGGCCTCCGGTCCAGCCTCACCCATCAGACCGGTGCCGTTAGCAAAGGGGAAGATTGTTGGTCGGTTGACCACGCCGCCCATTGCGAATTTCTGAATGCCGTTCTGAGCAAAGACACCGCCATCGGCAAATTGAAATCCGGGGAACAATCCGCCAAGTGCCTTGACAATCGGCTGAATGATTGCAGCGCGGATAGCAATTCGCGCCAGGTCCGAAAGAATGCTAGTTGCCAGTTCTTTAAAGTTGGCCTTACCAGTGGTGACAAATGCCGTGAGCTGATCCTCTAGTCCCTGCAAGCCACCAACCACAGCGTCACCAATCGCACCGCCAAGATCCTTGACGCTGTTGTAGTAATCCTGAAGGCGCTGCTGGATTCCTGCACCGATCGACTCACTGTCAGCCTTTTGTTTTTCGGTGGCTGCATCCAATGCTGCGGCACGATCACGCAGCAGACGGACATGCTCAGCCAATGCCGGATTGGTCTGGGCAAGAATGTCCAGTTGCAATAGATTTACCTGAGCATTAAGTTTTTCAAGTTCGGTTAACTCAGTCTTGCCACGTGCAACCTCTGCAATCTTGGCGTCATATTCAACAACGCTAGGCAGGAGATCTTTCAAACCTTGCAGATAATTCTGATTTGCTAGATCCACGTTGGCCCGTGACAGCTGGTTGATCAAATCCTCAAACGGCTTGATGTTTAGCGATCCACCGGCCTTGTTGACTTCGCGGGCCAGCTCAACAACATTGAGGGTAAGCTCTTTGATCTTTCGATTGTTTTCGGTGATCGCTTGATCACGCTCCAAAAACAACTTGTCAGTCGGCGTTGCACCAACGCCTTCATAAGCTGCAACAACATCAGCAACACTGTTGCGCAATTGATCTTGCAAGCTGATTGCTTTTTGCGTCAGGGTGACGCGGCGATCTTCAAGGCGCTCCTGTTCTGCCGCTGCTCGCTTGGCTTCAGCTGCTCTACGCTTAGCTTCTGTTGCTGCTTTTGTATCGGCGCTGGTGGTGTCCAATTCTGGATTGGTTCCGCGAGTACTCCTGCCCGTGCCTGGTGAAGGAGAGTCGGTAAAGATTTTTTGAATCTCAGCAAAATCACGCTTGGCTTGTTCAATGCCAGAACCAACGCCATCGCTAATTGCTTTGCCAGCGCCAGCAAAATCACCCTTCAAGGCTTTGCCTACTGCATCAAACGAGAAAACAATTGTCTTAATCCATTGATCTACCAACTTGATTGTTGCATAAACAAAAGTTGCCACAAGTCTTAAGCCTGTGGTAATCACACTAAATAATGCACTCCAATCCTGTTCAGTATTAAACAAATTTCCAAATACTTCAAGGATTGATTGAAGCGCAGGCAACAGCGCGTCGGTCAATTCCAATCCAAAACCTTGCGTCTTAATACCAAATTCTGTGATCGTGTCGTTGAATAGATCAGATCGGGCTGCAAAGTCTTCGCCTATTTTGTAAGTAAATTTTTCCATGCTGGCTGCGCCTTCGTTCAGCAGCGGGATCAGATCAGCGCCTGACTTGCCGAACAGCGCCACAGCAGCGGCAGCCTTTTGTGCTCCGTCTGGCATGTCGGCAAAACGATCAGCAATCTGCTTTAGCGCTTTGTCAGCTGGCACAACCTGGCCGTTAGCATCCTTGACCGAGACACCCAACGATTTGAACTGTCGCCCTAGGTCTTCGTTGCCCTCAGCCGCCTTCACCAAGTTCACGTTAAGTTTGGTTAGTCCCTTGCCTAATGTGCCAACGTCCACATCGGCCAGCTTGGCTGCGTTGCCAATCCCAATCAGCTGATTGGCGGCGACACCAGTCTTGGCTTGCAGGTTGAACAGCTCGTCGCCAGCGTCGATGGATTTTTTCACAATCGCCGTCAGGCTTCCAATAATGGCCGAGCCAACAAGCGTGGCACCAAGTGCCTTCATGTTGAGGCCTAGGTTTTTTGCCTTGCCTTCAAGCCCCTGCAGCGAGTTGCCAAGCCGGCGAATGTTGTTTTCGCCTACAACATCGGCCTTGATGCGAAGCAGTGCGTCGAGGTTTAGGGCCATGTCAGCTGCTCCTGCTGTTGATCGTGAGCATTGCCGCTGCCTCCATTACCTGTAGATCCTCTAGGAGCGCACGCTGGTCTTGTACTTCATACATCATAAACAACCAAGCCAGTGCTGCATAGTCCAAACCTAGGACGCCGTTCATGGTTGTTCGCCATTGCGTCTGCACTCGCATGAACATTTCTACCACCGGCCAGTTCTCCTCCCAGACTTCAAAGTTTTCACTTGGCTGCTCAGGCATCACAATGCCCAAGGCTGCTGCGTCTGTGTCGGTTTCATCCACCACACCGCCGCCGGCCCAATGCTCGGCGGCCTCTGTCAGTTTTTTCTCTTGGCTCCTTTGATGCTGTCCATGTAAGCCTTCAGGACCGACACTGCCAAGAATGGCACCTCAAGCAATTGCTCAAGTGCCTTCTGGCTAAATGGCACCTCTTTGCCATTGTCATCATTGATGCCAGACCAACCGACCAATAGATCGGCTGCTATCTCGGTGAAGCGTTCCAGATCGCCTAAGTCCTCCAGCTTTTGCAACTCGGCTACCATCGGGCCGATCTTGCTTTGCGGCAGGCGTTTGAACTCGCCGTCAAATGTTTGCCGCTCATGGCGGCCACCATCAACAGGAACGTCGAAGGTGACCGGCCAAACGTAGGTGTCGGACTGCTTGAGAACAAACGACATGCAGGGTGCTCTGATTAGGTAAAGGCTAGGCTTAGCTCATCATTGCCGGCCGTGGTCGGCACAGCAACATAAGGGATGCTCAGCATCTGCACACCATCCTGATCCGCGTAAGTAGGATTGACGATGTCACACTGACCCGCCGTCAAGGTGACACGGTTGCCAGCGGTGGTGCCGTGCAGGAATGTAAGATTCCCGGTCGTTTCAGTCTGAGCAATGTTGAAGAAATCCTTGGTTGCCAGTGCAACTGCTTCAATCATCACCGTGCCGCTAGGAGCACGGTTGGTGATCAGCACCTCTTTGGTGCAACCAACCAGCTGGCGGTAAACGTTTTCATTGGCAATGTCCAAGCTGACCGACTGAAGGCAACCGGCGTAGCTGAAGAACTCAAAAGCTGAGGTGTTCCCCTGCTTGAAGATCAAGGGACTTGCCTGTGCACTGTACGTTGTGCTAGGCAGCGCAGTGTCAGTTGGGGCATTGTAAATGCCGATCATCGTGAAGTCGATCGTGGGGATCTGACCCACCTCGGCATTCAGCGTGAACGTACCGCGACAGCCGGTCAGGATGTGGCGGATGCCGTCGTTGTTGAAGTAGATCGTGGCAGAGCTGAAGGAGCTGCTCACAGGCGCATAGGTGACGCTGGTGCTGGAGACAATCGTCTCAGCCAAGCCGCAAGCCTGAAGGATGCTGCCATAGCGGGGCGCTGTGCCAGCTGTGCCAGATCCAGCCAGTTCAACCTGGAAGGTGATGCTGACCCGTGTGTTGGCCAGCAAC